TTTTTAATCATGCCTTTGCCTCCTTGAAATCGGTATTTTTTATTGCCGCCTCCAGTTGTTCGACGGCATCGGCGATGCGGCTGCCGATGTCGCAGAAGACCTCATGGAGGATGTCCGCCGTTTCTTCGTCGCTCCGGCGCCGGCCAGGGATGTGGCAGCGGCGCAGGCGATGGCGTCCAGCTCCGATTCGACGACGACAAAGGCCCGTCGGGCAGGTTCGACGAGCATCACGGCCATGGAGGAGCCGGGCAGGACGTAATAGCGGGGGCCGCCTTCGTCTGGCCGGCGGATGCGGATGCGATAAATGACGCCGTCAACGATGTAGGGGATGACCAGGCCGCGGGGAATCCAAAGGGCCTTCGGGCGTCCGTCGTCGCGTAGGACCTCTTCGAGGCCCCAGGCTTTCCGGGCGCGGTAGATGTCCTTGCCGTCCTCGCCGGGATTCCAGCCGAGGCGGTAGGCCGCGGCGGTATCGGCGTCGATGCCGCGGGCGGCGAGCCAGGCCAGGACTTCCGGCTGTTTTTGTATGTTATCTTCCGCCCATTTAACAAACCTGGCGGCCTTTTCCTGCCATAGGTCGGCGGGCGGGGGGCGATTTTCCGGTTGATATTCGGGATGTTGCGCCGATTCCGCCGGCGCGACGCCGGCGAGGCCTCGCCCAGGTCCTCGATGCGGGCGCTGATTATCGTATGAATCCGGCATGTTGACGCCGAGGTAGGCGCAGGCCTCCTTGAAGCCCATGCCCTCGAAATCCCGTAAATACTGGATATTGTCGCCCGTTTTTCCGCACGCCCGGCACCAATAACCACCCTTGCCCTCGTTTTCGTTCGGCCAGACATGGAAACGATCCTCGCCGCCGCAATCGGGACATGGACCATGCCACTCGCCGCCGTTCGTCGAGGCGACCTTCTTCATCTTCACTTTTCGCTGTGCCAGGTCCAGGGTGTTCATGGGTTCCTTGCCGTTCAGGGGAGGGTTGCCACGCCGCCCGCGTGGCGCCGGACCTCCCTTTTTCCCCTTTTTTCTTTCTATCTATTTAATATCTTTTCAAAAATAAATATTATGGATTATTAATTATGTATATCTATAGGGATAGTTGGATAGTTACGCCTATATAACCCATACAAAAGTGGAAAATGCTTTTTACATTGCCGGTTATAGGTTTAACTGTCCACGCCTCCCCGCGTCAAAAACACAATTCAGACTATCAACGGCAATCCCCGAATGATATGAACAACTTGCGCCGCCGATACCGATCGGGCGAAAAACGGGCCTCGATTGCGAACCCTCCACTTTTTCCCCCGATCCGCCGCCGCCGGCGAAACGTGCGGGGATAGCGGGACAGTTTCGCCCTTGTTTTTTCGTGATAAGAGCGTTTTTCAGTATTGAAAGATAAACACGGTATCTCAAACCAACCCTCCTCCGCCTTCCGGATCTTCGAACGGCTTCATTGTGATGCCGAGGTAGATGTTTCGCCCATTTCGTTTTGACTTGTCGAACTTGTCTCCCATCGCCGTGCCGAACCATGTCCCGCTCGGCGGATCCTTGCCGATGTTGTCACCGTACCATGTCTTGAAGCGGGCATATAAATCCGTCGCCCAGATCGTTCCGCCCACTTCTTTTAGCAGGCACTCCTCGATGAAATCGGCCAGCATGTCTTCCCGCTTTTGGTAGCGGGCGGTCGCCTCGGTGATCGCCTTCGGCGGCATCAGGCCGTTGCGCTGCCATTCCAGACAGCCGCGCACCAGCCAGGCGAGGATCCCCGACAGTTCCTTCTGTATTTCCCGGTCCAGATTCAGGTTTGCCCGGCGCTCATATGATTCGAGCGGGTCCCGATTGACAAAACTGATATCGAAGGGGATCAGGTGCATCCGATACCAAAACGCCGTATCGTTAGGCGGCGCCTTGGGCTGGGTGTTGGTCATGAGGAACAGCTTGTGCGTGGGCTGGAAGCGGGTCTGGTGGACGTCGTGAGGGTTGCGCCCCACCAGCTCGTCCTTGCCGGTCAGCCATTTGATCCGGGCGGCGCTGAACCGCTGGGCCTCGTCGATCTCCGAGGCGAACGCCAGGCGAACCCCCTTCAGGCCCATGATGTCCGGCGACGGCCCGGAGGAGCTCTTCCCGAACTTCTGGGACAGCAGCATCTCCGAGGGGATGGACCCCGCAAAGTCGCCCATGACCTTGCGGATCGTCTCCATGATGAGGGAGCGCCCGTTCCAGCCGGTTTTGCCGTACAGCACGGGGAAGACCTTCTCCGTGACCAGGCCGGTCATGGAATATCCGAGGAGGCGGCGCATGTACGCCACCAGCTCCTCGTTGCCGTTGAAGATTTCGAGGAGCGACTGCTCCCACAAGGGGCATGGCTCGTCGATGCCCTTCCAAACCACCGGGCTGGATTTGGTCAGGTAGTCGCCGGGACGTCCCGGCAGGAGCTTCCCGGTTTCGAGGTCGATGACACCATTGGCCACGGGGAATAGCATCGGCTTGGAGTCGAATTCATCGCCCGTTATGGCCAGGGGCTGGGCGATGGTGTGGACAAAGGCCAGGCAGTTGGCCCGGCGGCGGGTGCCCCGGAGCTGGTTGACGCGCCGGAGGAGATTGTCCTGAAGGTCTCTCTTTTGCTTGATCTCGATGGACGTGGTCTCGGCGCCCAGGGCGACCATCTCCTTTACCTCCGCGCAGGATTTCCAGTATTCGCTGAGGTACAAGCCGGTCACCTCCTCGACGGCCACCAGGGACCGGCCCATGACATCACGCTGCCAGTTGACGCCATTCCATTGATACCACTCCTCGCTGTTCTTGCAGAAGAGGAATTGATCCCGGAACAGGCGGGCGTAAAGGGTGGCGTCGCCCAGCTCGTTGGCGTAAAAGCATTCCATGATCGTCTTGCTGTCGATCTTGCTGTTTCCGCCGCCGGCTGAGGCTGAATCGCCATTACCCCCGCGGGCCGGTGAGCTGCCGCCGGCGGACTTGATGCTTGCCGCTTCTGCCGCTACCCGCTCATTGACGAGCCGCTCGATTTCCTCCGGCGTATATTGAGAGGTTCCGTTCGCAGTCGTGCCCGTGCCGTCAGTCAATTATCCCCTCCCGCCGCCGTCACGATGATCCGGTGAGCCCCATGGAGGGCCGCCGGATCCTGCCGGCTAAAAGTATTAGCATAATAAAAAGACATAACAAATTCCCATAGTCCCGAGGCCGAGAAAATTTACATGGAGCCGAATATTGGGGTTCGAACTACCCGTACTCACCGTACTCCAAGAAGGACCCGCAAACGCGGAGAGAGCGAGTGATCGTTGATTCGATCCCATAATTGGGGTACGGGGCAAACATCGCCACAACAATTTCGCTCATGCCTTCGGTCGTAATAAAACATGCCGCCGGTTCCTTCATTTCGCGGTCCTGATGGCCTCGCTTAGTGCTTCCTCGAACAGGGCAGGAAGCCTGGCCGCGATCCACTTCTCCGAGGACTTATAGAACGGCAGTCGCTTGGGGTAGGTCGGTCTGGAGATAAAGGCGATGATTTGCTTGATGGCGCTACCCCAAACGAAAAAGGTCCGGGAATATATCCCGGGATTCAGCTCGTCATCTCCCCTCGATACGAAGTATTCCATGCCGCGCTGCTTCTTGGTTCCCTTGGCCATTCGTTTGAGTTTTTTCTCCGTTATATTCGCTGAATATCCTTGCTCCCCAAATGCGCTGAAATACGACAGTATTTTTACGATCTGACCCCGGCTCATATTACCGTATGCATCCAGCTCCGCGTCGGTGCCGGGAATGGCGTACATATTGGATGGCAATACTCCAGCTCGCCTCAGCGCCGCTTCGAAGCGTTTCACGTTTCGACCTCCGCCAAACACCTGCGGCGTCAAGTACTTAGCGGTAGGCGTTCCGTTTCCCGCTTCATCCTTAAACCAAACTTTTGATTCCAGGTTTTTCTTGGTTGCCGACTTGTAATATACGCCGCCGAGGGTCCAGGGGGTTGGCCTATCAAACACCCTCCTCATATCCTTGATGACATTTTCCTTTAACTCTTGCACCACCTTGGTCAGTGCCTTTGCCAGGGCGTATGGTATTTGATTGCGATGCTTGTCATCGATGTCCTTTATGAGCTCTTCAATCCCGATGGGAGTAAGCTTTATTTCCATGCCTCATCCCCCTTTCCGATATCATGTCTCTTTAGCCAGGCGGTATTCCACCAGGGTGCCGCGGTGGTTGAACGCCCGGGTCTTCACCGTGACGCCGGTGCCCCGCAGGGCACGCCGGATCTGGGCGATCTTCTTCTGGTAGCCCAGAATGGCCAGCTCCTTTACGATCTCGATGTTCCAGATCGGGCCATATGTGAGGCGCTCATAGAGCCGGTGCGCCTGGGTGCCCCATCTAAACGGATTCTTAGGCGTCATCTTTCTTGATCCACGGCAAATCATCATGCGTCCGGCCATCGAGTACGCGGCCAGCCTTCTTTTTTATAAACGCATTTTCAGCCGGGATGGTTTCAAAATCTCCTGTGCTTTTATTAAATACGTCCTGCGGTTCATCAGACGGCGACCACATACCGAGGTTTTTTAAGAAGAACGGCACTCCCGCCGCCTTGCAATCGTCTCTGACCTTCCTTGCCCAATCCGGGTGCATGGGCCGCGCTCCGGGGCCTGTTTCGCCACCGAGGAGGACGGCGTTGATCTTTTCGCCGCGCCGTCCAGGCCCGCATCCGCCAGATCGCTGAGACTTCCAGCCCCGCAGGGCGTTAACGAACATAAATCCCATTTGTTAAGACAAGGAAGGTGTGACGCGGACTATTGAACATGGCATTCCATGCGTCGTTAATGAATTGAGAAGTCACCGCCTCATGGAAAAGGTCATTCCATACCGCGAACACGGTCGGCTTCCGGATCCGCAAAGGTACGTCAAGCCATTCGGGACGGAGGATGACATGCCCGCAATATTTCCCTGTATCCTCATTTGTCAGGACATGCTTGCCATCAAACCGCCTCGCTATCCTCTCCGACCAACAATGATCACAGCCGGGCGAACAGGGCGTGCAACCATCAACCAGGGACCAGGGTTGGTCCCAATATTTTCCTTTAGTATTTATATCATCAATCATCTGCGGCCCTCCTCTTTATGTCTAGGGGGATCCCCCCCGCCGGCGGCGTCTCAGTTCGGAACACCGGCGGGGGGCCCTTGCATTTATCGTATCACCCCGCCTAGCCACGGATCATCGAGGCGCCTCCCGGTGATCGTCGTAATCGGCGGCCGTGAAATTCTCTTCCGGATCGTACAGCATATGTGCCTCCCGGCCGTATTCCTTGCCGAGCATGAGGAAGCAGTATCCCGCCATGTCCTGCCAGGGATTCTCGCCGAAGGGGTCGTTATTGGTTGCGATCCGCTTCATTTTGTCGAAGATCCGGATGATGGCGAGCACGTCCTTATACTGATGCGTGGATATTCCCTTGGGGTACAGCAGCCGCAGGAATTCCTCCGATTGGGAGAAGGAATTGCCGTAGGCGGCGTTTTTCTCGTCCACCAGCTTGCCTACGCGGCGGCCGGTATTCTCGTATGACAGGGATGGCAGGGTTTTCGTGGTCATGGCGCGATCCCCCTGTCTGCGAGCCGCTCCGCGTAATCATCCACATTCAGATCCAGCATATGGAGAATCTGCTGATCGGCGGTCCGGCGGCACAACCTGGCCAAAGTATTGATGCGCCGGAGGAGGTCGTCGTCATTCTCGCCGTCAAATACCAGGATGATGCTGTTCCCGCCGTTGCCGGACTTAGGAGCAACCGTTACCGCACCTACCCCGAGGTCGTGCTGCGCTGCGGTTCGGTGCGGTAACGGTGCAGGAGGGATCTTATGGGTTTCCAAGGACGCGGCCGGGATGGACGCTTCAGAGGCTTTCTTGCATGCAGAGGGGCCACCAGGGGGGCGCTTTTCCTTGGCGGCCTGTTTGGCCGCCCGTGCCGCCGCCTGGGCGGGCTTTTTGACGTGCTTCCAGAAGCATGACGAACAGAGGCCGTGACCATGGTGACGCTTGACCAATTTGCATATCCGGCATCGTTTCATGATGCCCCCATTCCCGTCGCGATCGCCTTCTTTTGGTTCCGCCGCCGCGGGCGCAATGACATCTCCGTGTTTTTCGTCGCCGGCGCCGCTGGGAAGATCCGGATGTTTTTCCGTGGTTTCGTCGGTTTTCCGGGTCCATTCTTCATCGGAAAGCAAGCCGCCGGTCTCGTGGGTAATATTCGCCGCGGGCGTTTCCCTTTTCGAAGTTTTATCCATGTTCTCCTCCTTGCTCTCCCCCTTCTTAATGAATTTCCCGTTCGGTTCCGGGCTCCCGCACTTCATGCAGGCCAGGCCGTGACCGCCCGGCAGGCCCGGAACGTAGTCCCGATAGACCATCCCGGAGCCGCAATTACCGCACCTGATGCTCATGGCTCCCTCTTCGTTTGTCCCGTCTTCAGGCGATGAATCTCGTCGAGCAGCACCGTAGAAGGTGCCCGGCTTCCCCATTGGCGGCGCCGGGCGGCCTGAATAAGAGAAGGCAGGTTATGGACTGATGATGGTGTATATCGCCGGCATGATGATGAACAAGATCGCTGCCGCCACGGCCGCCACGGCCAGGATGCGGCTCCAGCGATCCATCGCATTCATGAACGCTTCCTGCCGCCGGTCAATGTCCCGTAGAATCATGTTTCGCATGGCGTCCCCCTTTGTTCACCCTTTCCCAGGGCCTGGTTCGTTTGAAGAACTCTACGAGCGGGCGCCCGTTTCCCGCACGGGCCTCCGCCATCGCCTCTTCGTAGGTCATGACCGCCGGCGGAGCGGCCAGCAGCTTGGCGGCGACGAGCACCGCCTTCAGGGCGGCTATCTCCGCTTCGTGGGCCTGGATTGTCTTTTCCAGGCTGTTTATGCGTTCCTCGGTCATGGCGGCCTTTGGCTACCGTTCTATGTGATGCAGCAGGGTTGCTATGGCCTGCAATGCCTCGTACCCTTCCTCAGCGATCCTCGCCTTTTCCGCCGCCGTGATCTTCCGGTCGGCCAACGAGCCATCGACCTCTCCCATCAGTTGCCCAAACTCCGTCACTGTACGCAACGCCAAGTGGCAGAGGCTTTGGATCTTCACGGCAGGATTTGGAGCGGGTATGGTGAACGCTACCCGGCCCAGTGATCTTTCGATGTAGTCCAGGACGCTGTAGTCTTCAGTTGTGCGGATCAGGGGGATGAGTTTTTTGAGCGGAAACCGGCAGCCGGTCCCGGTTTCGCTGTCTTCGCCGTCCGGCAGCGCCGACCGGTATAGATAGCTTTCCGATATGCCGAGCTCGTCGGCTATTTGTTTGAGGGGTTTTTGGTTGCGATGGACGGTGTTATAGAGGCATTCCTTTAGAGATTTCATTGTAATATATACCCCCCTTTTTTAATTGATCTTCCCCTTTGAAGCGTGTATATGTTCACTAACACTCGGGATAAGTATCTTTGTCCTCTCCAGAAGTCGCACATAGGATGGGGTACGGCGGTATCCCGACAGAGCCATGGCCAGGGTGCTGTTCGACACGGGTTTCCCCATGTCCGCAGCAAGGGCCGCCAAGATCTCTTTACGGCCGGTTGCCGTATCGAGATCTGCCCCGGCGATCATGCTTTTTACCTCCCGGCGGAGGGAGTTTATTTCCTCAGGGGACATATTTCACCTAAAGTTGNNGGATAATTTTAAAAGTGCCTTAAATTACGATGAGATACGTAGGCGTATTGAACTTGATAAAAATGAATATTCAAAAACAAGCAAAGACTGGGCTATATACATCGGCGTAGAAGAAAGCGCCGTCAGTAATTTTCATAGAAAAAAGGATCCAAGAAAGCCGAGTTTTGAGTATGTGCTTGCTGTGGCATATAAAACTCAGAAACCTGCCGAATGGTATCTTTATGGACATCCAGATCCGGAACCGGCTATGCTGTCAGAACCACAAAAGCCCTATATGAAAGATGCAAACAGGCCTTCCTTTTGCGATTCCACCTGGTCTGATGATGATATAAGACATTGTAAGCAGTTAAAGAAAATTCTCGATTCCAAACATCCCGTTATAGTACCCGCCATCATATCCAACCTGGCCGCGTTCGAGCATAGTGTCACCAGTGAAAAAGAAAGAACTGTTGAAAGAGATGATCTCAAAGCCGGCATGAAAAAGAAATCAAACGAAATTAAAGAACTGAAAAAAAGGATTCTACACCTGGAGGCCTTGACCGAT